AAGAGAAGGCAGAGTATTCACCCGTCACCGAAGAAGAGACTGTACTGAGCGCCGAAGAGTATGAAGCTCTTTCTAACGAAGAGAAGGCTGAGTACGAATTAGTTGAGGATGAGCAAATTGAAGAGAAGAAAGATGAGAAGAAGGATGACGAAGATGACGATGATGACGATGATGAAGATGAGGACGACAAGAAGGACGACAAGAAGAAGAAGTTCTTTGGCAAGGAAGAGTTAGAAGCTGATGTGAACGCATTGTTCGGTGAGGAAGCCAACCTGACTGAAGAATTCAAGAACAAAGCTGCTTCGTTGTTTGAAGCTGTTGTTACGGCTCGCGTTGCAGATTTACGTGAGGCGTTGCAGGAAGAGGTTGCCAACGAAGGTGCAGCATTGGTCGAAGAATACATCACTGAGCTGACCGAGAAGGTTAACTCCTATCTCGACTATGTTGTTGAGCAATGGATAGAACAGAATGAAGTCGGGATTGTTGACGGGCTTCGTGCTGAGATCACCGAGGAGTTCATTGAAAAATTGAAGGGCCTCTTCGCTGAGAGCTACATCGATGTTCCTGAAGAGAAGTATGATTTGATCGGCGAAATGACAGCTAAGATCGAAGAGCTCCAAGCACAGCTTGATGAGCAGATTACAGAGGCTGTCGAATTGACGAGTGAACTAACCACCGCGAAGCGTGACGCTGTTGTTGCAGCAGTCACTGAAGGTCTTGCTCAGACGGAAGTTGAGAAGTTCAGCTCCCTGATCGAGGATGTGACGTTTGAAGATGAACGTTCATTTGCAGAGAAGTTGACCGTGCTGCGTAATAATTACTTCCCCAAGAGTCCTTCAAAAGCAACACTTCTTGTTGATGATGAAGCCGTTGTTGAGCAAGAAGAGGACCCGAAGATGAGTGAGTATACGCGAGCATTGGCCCGCGGTGTGCCTGGTTCGAAGTTTAGTTGAAAACCCTCGGCTGTATAAATATTAGCAGTAACACGATACCTTCATAGGAGACGTACATGTACCTGTCAGAGAAACTTCAAGAAAAGTGGGCGCCGGTTCTTGATCACAAGGCATTACCTGCCATCACGGACCCCTACAAGCGCGCAGTAACTGCAGTAGTGCTTGAGAACCAAGAGCGCGACATGCGCGAACAACGTTCGCCATTGTTCGAAGCTCTTCCGCCTAACGCAACCAGCGCCCAGGGTGCTGGCGGCATCGACAACTACGATCCAATTTTGATCTCGTTGGTTCGTCGTTCCCTTCCAAATTTGATGGCGTATGACACATGTGGCGTCCAGCCCATGACAGGCCCAACGGGCTTGATTTTCGCCATGAAGTCGAAGTACAACGAACAGACTGGCGTCGAAGCGTTGTTCGACGAAGCTGATACAGGGTTCTCTGCCTCTGGTTACACCGGTTCGACTGGTGCTCAGGTTGGTAGCAACCCGGTCAGTGGTACGTATACAACCATTCAAGGCAAGACAACAGCTCAGGGTGAAGATTTTGGTGATACCACCAGAATGAACCAGATGGCCTTCTCAATCGAGAAGACGACCGTCACGGCGAAGACACGCGCTTTGCGTGCCGATTACACGATTGAACTTGCTCAGGACTTGAAGGCCATTCATGGTCTTGATGCCGAGGGCGAGTTGGCCAACATCCTGTCTCAGGAAATCTTGGCTGAAATCAACCGTGAAGTCATTCGTACTATCTACACCGTGGCAAAGCCAGGTGCAGCTTCTACCGCAACACCAGGAACATTCGATCTTGACGTTGACTCGAACGGCCGTTGGTCGGTTGAGCGCTTCAAGGGTATGTTGTTCCAGATTGAGCGCGATGCGAACGTCATCGCCCAGGAAACTCGTCGTGGTAAGGGCAACTTCATTGTCTGCTCGTCAGACGTTGCGGCTGCGTTTGCGATGGCTGGTAAGCTGGATTACACACCTGCATTGTCAACCGATTTGAACGTTGACGATACAGGCAACACATTCGCTGGCGTATTGAATGGTCGCTTCAAGGTTTTCATTGACCCATATTCGGCCAATATCAGTGCAGCTTCACAGTTCATGGTCGTTGGGTATAAGGGTACATCAGCGTATGACGCCGGTATATTCTATTGCCCATACGTCCCACTACAGATGGTTCGTGCGGTTGAGCCTGCGACCTTCCAGCCAAAGATCGGCTTCAAGACTCGTTATGGCATGATCGCTAACCCGTTCGTCATGCAGGCGAATGGTACGACCGATGGTGACACGTTCACCGCGAACCGCAACCACTACTATCGTCGCGTGAAGGTCACGAACCTTCTGTAATTGATAGGCAGTTGGATAAACACAAGAAGGAGCCTTCGGGCTCCTTTTCGTGTTTCAGCAAGCGGTATAAATACATGTAACAGAGTATTCAATTCATCAGCGACATAGTGAAGTTACACACCTTTGTCAACTATGTCAACCGCATTTGGAGAAATCACATTATGACGACTGAGATTGCTTCCGCTAAACTGTCTGTGCCTAGTGCGCAATGGGATGCGCGTCAACCAGATGAGATCAACTTTTTGCGGCCAACGGGGTTCCGCTTCATGGTGCAGAACCTCCCTAAGGTGACATATTTCTGTCAGTCGGCCAACATTCCTGAGATGAGTTTGGGAGTGGTTAATCAAGCTTCGGCATATGTGGATTTCCCACTACCTGGTGAAAAGCTCTCTTTCGGTGAATTGCGCGTGAAGTTCATGATTCAAGAAGACATGGCGGATTACATTGAGTTGTACAATTGGCTGATCGGGTTGGGGTTCCCTGATGATCGACAACAGTTCGCCACGTATGTTCAAGAACACACCAATCTGCCCACAACCAGTAAAACAGAAGCTGGGCAACTTAGCGATGCAACGCTTTTGGTGTTGGGATCTAATAATCGTCCCACTACACAAATCACGTTCTACAGCTGCTTCCCCACTTCACTCTCAGGGTTGGAGTTTGACATCTCAGCTGGAAGCACAGAATACTTCTACGCCATGGCGGTGTTTCGCTATCAGAAGTTCTTTGTGGAAATGCTGTAAGCGGTTGACATTTCGGTTAAATCTTGTTATGTTTCATGATGGACAAACTGAGGAGTGTGTGTGACCCTGACTGAATTACAAGAGATGTGGAAGGTCGATTGTGCAATCAACATTACCGATTTGGGGAATGACGCTGCGAACTGCCCCAAACTGCACGCCAAATATCTTCAGCTTCTCACATCTACGCGCTTGAAACTTCGGAAGGTTGAAGTGGAGATGCTGCGACTACGCCGAAACAAAGAACGCTACTACCGTGGGGAACTCACCAAAGAAGAATTGGAGACCCTCGGCTGGGAGCAGTATCTCTACAACAAACCACTTCGTGCGGAACTTGACGGCATCCTGTTGATGGATGACGCGATGATTCAAGCACAGGACAAAGTTGAGTATTACCGCACGCTGATGGTTCAGTTAGAGTCAATCATGAAATCAATTCAAAGTCGTGGGTGGGAAATTCGTGCAGCTATAGATTGGCAGAAGTTTACGAGTGGGATGTGAGACAATTCTATCCGGCAGAAATCCCATACATTCGTCCTATCGAACGACACGAAGTGCCAACCGCCGTTGAGATCATTACAGAAAATTTCGGCAATGAATGGGATCAGTTAGCCATGGAAGATATCATGGCGATGTGGGACGACATTCATCTTCGTCCAATCTGGTACGGCGCTTTTATGGACGGAGTATTATTGGGAATCATTGGGTTGGTTCCTGCGTGGGTGGACTACAACTTCTTTCAGGGACAGTGGTTGTGTGTTCGCAAAGCGTATCAGAAACAAGGGTTGGGGAAGCTGTTGATGAACCACCTCATTGAAGAGATACGTCTTCGAGGGAAAGATTTTCCTGGTAATATGAATGCACCCAAATGTCTGCTTATCTCAACTGCTGATCACAACATAGATTACTATATCAGTAACTGGGGGTTCAAAGTGATTCAGCATATTGAAGAGAATAGAAACCTCATGACCCTTATCATCGGATGAGCGTCACCGTCATCAAGAAGGATGAGGTGTATCTGAAGATTCGAGCAGAGCCTGATGTGATGCTTGAGTTGAATGACATCTTCACCTTCTCCGTTCCAGGAGCGCAGTTCACTCCTGCCTTCAAACACAAAATGTGGGATGGGAAGATCCGCCTGTTGAGTATCCATGGCGGCGAGCTCTACATTGGC